GTTATAATAACTTTACTAGCCAAGACTCTACAATGGAAAACTTTTACCCTTAAAATATAAAAAATGAAAATTCAGCCTATTATAACTTGGCAAAATGGAGAACAAAAAGAAGCTAATAACTTTGTTTTGTCTAGTACTGCGGATAACTTTTTAAACGCCGCTACTTTTAGCTATCAATTACAAAATGTAAGCGAAACAATTATACCCGCTAACGAAACGGAACCCGAACAAATAATTATAAATACTGATATTTTAATAGTAGGCTATTTATCAATAACGGGCCAAGATTATATAGAGTGGGATTTAAGTAATAACGCTAACCAATGGGCCTACGATTGGGCGGCCGTTCAGTTAAATTTGGTTTTAATACAAGAATAACTTTAAATTTGTATAAAATAATTAACTTATGAAGTACGAAAAAATCGGGCAAGTAATTGCTCAAATTAACGCCGTAATCGGCAAACAAGAAACTAAGGTCCAAAAAAAGTTATTTAAGTTTGGCGAGAAGCTAAAAACTTATCAACAAGACTATGTTAACAAAGTCGAGGAACTTAGATTAGATAACGCCGCCGCAGACGAGAAAGGCGTTTTAATTACCGACGAGAAAGGGGAATATAAATTCGCTAAAGAAGGTCTTAAGAAATTAAGAGAAGACGTTAAGAAACTTAACGAAAGCGAGTTCGACTTTACTCCTATTGAGGTATTAAATCCTAAAGGATTAGAGGAGTTTCACTTCCTAAAAGATTGGGTAACCGGTGTAACTTTTGACGAAGAGGAAATAGAAGAGGAGTTATAGAATGAAAAATTTGTTTATAGTAGTATTGATTTTAGTAGTAGGGTGGCTATTATTTAGTCGCCCTACTGATTTTACGACAACTAGAACCGAAATAGACACTCTTTACAAGTACGATACTTTCAAGATCACAAAGAAAGGGAAGGACATATCTTACAAGGTTTTAGATACTGCCTACCTAGTAGACGAGGTCCACGATACGACCTTTATCCTTAAGGATTACGCCGAAGTAAAGGCCTATTCCGATACGATATTTAAGGACTCAAATAGATTCGTTATTAACGATACAATTTCCCGCAATAAGATCCAATCTAGGGGCTTCGAGGCCCTACTAGCCGAGAAAACTATAATTAGAAATAATTATATCTTTACTAAGGAGAAAGGCGCGCTTTATATAGGCGGCTTTACTTCCTACGATAGAAGAGACGGGAAACTAGGTCTAGGATTGGGGTTAAACTATAAAACGCCGAAAAAAGACATATTTTCTTTAGGGTACTCGACTAACGTAGTAACGATAGGGTATTCTAAAAAAATATATTAATGAGAGAGGTCTTACAAAATTTGGGGATAAATATAGGAATGAGCGTAGCGGGCCTCTTTGGATCTATTCTTATGATAGGCAAAGATACTAAAATGGACCTTCGTAAGTCTATTACTTCAATATTTGCGGGGGTGGCCTCGGCTAATTATCTTACTCCGGTGGCCTCGGATTTATTCAGCGTTACAAAGGTTAACTATCAATTTTCAATAGCTTTTTTATTAGGGTTCCTAGGACTTAAAGGAGTCGAGTTAATGCTATCCAAAGTATTAAAGGATAAGCCGGCCCCTAAAAAGCCAATAGTAAAAAAGGCGAGAAAAAAGGTTAAGAAATGAACTTACAAGTAATTAAATATTATGTAATCGTTCTAGTCTCGGTAACGTGCGTTATCCTATCTATGTCCGCTTTAAAGGAAATAGAAATAGCCCAAAACAAACTAGACGAAGGTAAGAAAATAGCCTACTATCTTAGGTCCTCTACTGACTCTTTAACTTACTACGCGATAGCTTATACAAGTACAAAAGATTCTAGTTTCCTAGATACATTTAACAAACATTTACAAAGGAGAAAACAAAAGGTTTTTAGCTTAGATCAAGAAGCGCAAGTATTTTACAATAAGGGCCTAGAAATTAGTAACCAATTAGCCAAGAATATAGAAGAGCCGGCCTTTGACAGTTTAAACTCTACGGCATTTTTTAGTAAGGAGTATTTAAGCTATAAGGCTAACATTTATACTAATATAGAAGAGTTAAGAAACTCTATTACTGATAAGGCTAAAAATAAGCTAGAAATTGAAAGTAATTTATTAAGTATTTATATTTATTTACTTTGTCTTACGATAATGTATTTAATAGTAGAGGTAAAAAATAATAACGAGAAACAAATTAAGAAAACAGTTAAACGCAAAAAGAAATGATAAAGAATTTTATTTGGCATTTATTAAGCGATAAGTCTCCATTAAACGGAGCGATAGCGATAGGAGTAGGGGCTTTTATAATGATGTGCGTCTTTGCGGTCTCCGATATAGGAACCGGACTATTCCAAAAGCACCTAGTAGTAAGCGATACAATTTACCACAGTTTCGTAGCCATTGTATTTGCGGCGTTCTTTAAGAGTCTTTACGAGAATATAAAAGGAAACAAAAACTTATAATATGAAGTTAAGCGAACACTTAGAATTAGCGGAGTTAATCCGTAGCGAGTCAGCAAAGAGACAAGGAATTTCTAATATGCCAAGTCCCGAACATATAGAGAACTTTAAGTTACTAGCCGAAAAGGTATTCGAGCCTATTCGAGTTAATTTTCGTTGCCCGATCCATATTTCGAGCGGTTATAGGTCCAAGGAGTTAAATAAATGTATCGGAGGATCTGCGACTAGTCAGCATTGTAGCGGCGAAGCTATCGATATAGATATGGACGGAAGCCTACAAGGAATTACTAACAAAATGGTTTTTGATTACATAAAAGAAAGCCTAGAGTTCGATCAATTAATTTGGGAGTTTGGATCGGACAGTAATCCGGATTGGGTTCACGTTTCCTATGAGTCTACGGGTAAGCAACGTAAACAAATACTTAAAGCTAAAAGAGTTAACGGTAAGACAGTTTACGAACCGTATAAATAAAATGATTTCCCGCTCCGCTATTGACTTAATACTTCAATTTGAGGTAGAAAATAAAAACTACTATAATAAGTTTTTATTTAGGCCAAGTTATCGGGGAACGGGGATTATAATAGGAATAGGCTACGATCTAGGAAATACCTATAAGACGCAGTTAATAGACGATTGGGACGGTAATATTAATCCAAACTATTTCCCGCTATTATTTAGGGTTTTAGGGCTTAATGGTAATCCGGCTAAACAAATGCTAACTTCGGACCTACTTAAAGTAACTATTCCCTATTTAAACGCTTACGAGGTCTTTATAAAGAGAACGATCCCTAGAGGGTATAGTATGGCTAAATTTATTTATCCACATTTAGACGATTTAAACGCTAATACGAGGGGGGCTTTAGTTTCCTTAGTACTTAGTAGGGGAAATAGATTAGAGGGCGAGGATAAGGCGGAAATGAGGGAAATAATAGACTTTACAAGGAATAGGGATTACGAGGGCATAGCAGACGCCTTAGAGCGATCTAAAAGACACTTCGAGGAGAAAGGCCTAGACGATCAAGTTAAGCGAAGGGAAGCGGAAGCGGACCTAGTTTTATCTAGCCTTTATTAAATATCTTCATAACGTTGATTCATACACGACGTCCGGCCTCCGTTTCTACGGGGGCTTTTTGTTTGCTAAAACTTTAACAAAACTTTAACGTTTGAGGTTATTTGGGGTATTATTTAACAAACTTTAACAAAAGTTTAACAGTTAGGATTTGTTTATATCGTATACATTGTGTACCTTTGTTTATAATCGAGAGACACTCGTTAAACTGTCTAACGTTATGAAGTTATTTGACAAGATCGAATCGCACCCTTTAGTAGAACAATTCTACGAAGACTCCGACGGCTATTGGGCTTCCCTAGTAGACGGGTACACTTTGGAAGGCGCAACGCAAGTACACGAAGAGACTCTAACCGAAGTATGGGCGTCCTTAAAAGACGTTTGCACTATTGAGGAGTGGGAAACAAGGTGGAACGCTGAATAAGTAATAGGGGGTTCCCCCGCCCCCTTACTTTTAACAAAACATTAAGAAATAGATTTGGTTAGTATGTATACAATGTATACCTTTGAGAAACAAAAGCAAACGTTATGAGCAAATATTTAGGATTTATTAATGAGCCTAGCTTACCTAGAGCAATCTTTAAAAAGGGTATTTATGATTCTACTTTAGACGGTAGTAAAGTAACGGTAGAACACGC